GCACAATGAGCACGTTGAGAAAATCCTTTTGGATTCGAGCAATCAATACTCTTTTTATATTTATTCGTCCAATCTTCTTGAAACTGTTTAAACGTTTTCATTTTTGGATTGCTGTTTGATTAATTTTGCTAGTTCTGCGGTAGATCCAACAAATAAAGCGTTGGTAACGTTTGTTGGTCCTTTTCCTTGTTTTTCTTCCTCAACTTCTTTTAATTTTTTCTGAAGATCCATTAACTTATCAGTTGCATCTGCCACATTTTTAATTAGTTGTCCGGCAACTTCATATGCTCTTGGCATTTCACTTTCCTGTGCTAATTCTAAAATTCCATTGATTGCCTCTTGACCTTTTTCAATTAAACTATACAAATTTCCTCGTGTATATTCATAGTCTTTTTTAACATCTTCAATAGAAAAATTTACATTTTCTATTTTTTGAACAGCACCTTCACTCTCTTTTGAGACTACTTCTCCATCGACATTAAAAGTTTCATTAAGATCGTCAAATTTTTTTGTCATTTTCATGTTGTGGTTCCACTAAATCCAAAATCATCTCCATCCTGTATCAATGCATTATCAGATGTCGTAATTGATTTGACAGGATCTCCTTTTAGATGAGATGTAATAGTTGTATCATCCTCACCTCTTCTGACTGTTAAAATATTTCCAGATTTTAATTTTACATAAACTTCTTCACCTCCAATATCAAGATAAGTATTTGTGGATATTGATGCTGCGTTGTCAACAGTAATCAATGTATCGGTGGTGATAACATCTTTTGCCAGAGTGGTGACAATTGTTCCAGTATAATTTTTGATTGCTCTTGGTTGAGCAGTGTATGCCAACTCTCTGGATGTATTTGTGAGATCTGTTCCAGAAATAAAACTGACCTTTGCAGTTTTGATAATATCTTTTGTTGCTGTTGTAACAGGACCAAACAGAAATGTTTTTGCAGTGAATCTTAATGTATAAAGAAGAACTCTTCTTGTTGAGAAGTCACCTTCATAGTCATCCTGCATCGTGACATTTTCTAAAACAATTGGAATATCTCTTTTTTCATCTATTTCATCTACGAGTTCAACTGTTAAATTATATGATGGTTGAAAATATGGTAAGATCTGTTCAATAATTTGCAGTGCATCGTCATTTAATTTAGACATGATGCTAAGTTCAAACTGCATGTTATATGGGACTGGCATGTATGCTTTTTTAGTTACACTACCATCCGTAGCACTTTTAGATGTAAATATTTGAGTGGTTGTTACTTTTCTAGATGAATCATAGGTCAGACCAGTAAACTCAAAAGACATTCTAGGCAATGTCATAGCGACTGCCTTATTAAGATCTGGTGATTGAGTTAATCTAGCTAAAAACTTTTGTGTTGGACCATATGCTAGGGGGACTTTTACTTCACTTATAACCTGATTTGATGAGTTAGTGTGCTTTATTGAAATATTGTTAAAAAGAGTTCCAAAGGATATTACAGTCCTTCTCAAAATTTCGTTGTAAAAATACTCAAACATTTTTTAAATTCCTATTATTAAATACTTAATCCTAATAAAATCTATTTATGGAATTCCAAATGGATTGCGTTCTGAAAAATCAATAATTGCGTCTGCTGCAGACTCAATACCAGCATTATCTGAATATCCATCTTCTGTTGGATTTGTATCTATCAATCTTAGTTCGTAAGAAGCTCCAGACTCTGCCCCAACAATACTTTCTTTTATTCTAAAAGAACCAGTTACATTTGTAACTTCTAATATGCTAGTGGTTGAATTCCAAGATCTTACTCTTGCTGTAACACCACTTATAGATCCTGTAACAGTTTCATTTACGGAGAACGTGCCAACTCCGGATGTCGCTGGAGATTCAATTGTTATTGATGGTGCGATACTATAACCTAAACCTGCGTTTGTTATTCGAATTGCCGTTATTGTCCCTGCTGTACTTACAACCGCTGTAGCAGCGGCCGCCACAGTAGTGACTCCTGATAAAAATACTTGATTTGTAAAAGTAATTGAAGGAGATGTAGAATATCCACTACCACCAGCAGTAACAGTGATAATACCAACTATCCCATCACCTAAAGTTGCGGTAGCAGCTGCTCCAGAACCGCCACCTCCAATAAACTTGATCTTTGGTGTTGCGGTATAACCAGCACCTGGATTTATGATTTGAACGCTCTGAACAGATTGTGTATTTGGATTTGCGCTATCAGTGCATACGACTATACCAGATATCATCGTAGCAGTCGCCACTCCAGTTACCTTCCCTGCTGGAGCAGAAGAGATACCAACTCTAGGAGTGCTTGTATAACCACCGCCTCTATTAGTCACAGTGATTAATCTAATACCACCCGAGGTCACAATGCCTGTGACCGCAGTTGCTGTAACTCCTGTTCCGACAAGAGTTAAAGTCTGAGTAACTCCAAGGAGAGTTGATATTCCATCCTCAGTTGATCCGTCTACATTACTTCCCAATAGTATATCATCAATTTCTGCTACATTAGTATCAATAACTTCATCCTCATATCTAAACAACTCACACTTGAGCGTATAAACATAGTTTTTTTGAAGTTGGTAAAATGGTTTTTCGTGTTCAACAAATTTAATTTCAAACAATCTATCCCCCAAAGGAAAATAAATTAAATCACCTTCCTTTGGTCTGGTAGATAACTTAATATTTGATTTATTTTTGATTAAAGGAGAAATATAATTCTTAAATCTCTCCCTAGAGATAGTGAGTGTTAGTTCCTGTGTTTGTTGAATTCCAAATTTAGACAAAATTGTTGTATTGTCAGCGTATCCATCAAAGTTTTCAATATATGCCTCTATGGGATATGCATCCACAAAAGATGATTGTATAACCTCTTTTATAATTGTTTTTTCTGTAAGATATTTTCTTGGTAGATAATGAACTTCTACCCCATACATTCTAAGTTGTTCATTAATTAAATCTTGTATTAAACCCTGTTCTGTAAGTGAACCCTGCTGAAAAAAAGGATTTAACATTTGATTATCCTATAAAATCAAGCGGAGGAAGTTCATAAGTAGACGACATTTTTTCTGCAATCGCCTCAAGTTCTCTTTGTGCATCATCATAAATCTGTCTTCCATTTAACTCAATTCCACCAGGTAATTTGACTCCTTGGAACTTAATTAAATTTTGACCCCATTGTCGTTTAATCAAAGCAGTTAAATATCTTTTTAAGAAAGGATCATTCCAAACTCTACTATAATCGTTTGGGTCTAATGTACGGTAACAATCAATAATTATATAATCATCAACTTGTACGCTACCCCAATCAATATCCAAGTACAGTCTGTTTTGTCTTTGATTAAATCTAATTTGTTTTTGAGTGGTTAGAAGAAAATCAATGTCTTCCAAATAACTTTTTGTCATTGCATATGTTAAAATTTCAGTTGATCCAAAATAGTAAATATCATTTAAAAATAATTGATATTTGACACTAAACATATTATTTGTTGTGGTATTTGTTCCATCAAAATGATAAATTTTAGTGACTCCAATAACTGAAGGAGGGACCTGTAAGAAGTTACTATTCTCTTTATATGAAAATGTTGTGGCAGTTCCTACAATAGTTGCTGTCGCTGTTGTTGTCGCAATACCAACATTTGAATTGTTTCCAGGAGCTCTCCCCCTATCAATATCTGCTTGAGTTATTTGATACTTTAAAAAAACTTGTCCTACACCATCAAAATGCCTCTCATTAAAATATTGAATGGCATCATCAACAAGATCCTCCACTTGCTCATCAGCAACATTTATTTCCAGCACAGGGGCTCCCAGTTGCCTTTTACAATAACTAATTAATTCTGTTCTACTTGCTGGTTGTGCCATTTATACTTTTACTCTTAAAAATATTTATGATATAGTGATTAGACTAATCATAAATCTGGTGTTAGGTTAAATAAAACTTCTTGTTGCTTAAGATACAGTTTATAATATGATTTTGCAATATTTTTTAAAGTCTCAATATCATCAATATTGTCTATTTCCAAAGCATATTTAAAATACTCAAAACTTTTATTTAAATTTTCTAACTCTATTTTATCTGGATCCATTGAGTAACTCCTTGAGTAAAAATTTAATTTCATTAATATCATCTTTCATATTAGCAACTTCATCCTCGATAGTTTGTATGTGTTGATTCTTTTCTTCTTTTGTTGCTCTCCTAGAAACATATTGCTCATAATCTAATCTATTAACATTAATGATTGAATTTGTGTGAGGATCTCTCGCTAAATCAGCATGACCCTCCACTCCATAGTTTTCCATATTAAGCAAGAGAAATAACCCTTAAATCTTTTATTCTTGGAACATAAACTTGACTTGTTGAAGTCAGTAATAGTTTGATTCTATAAGACCTAAATGCTGGAAGTTTATCTATTGTGAATACATATTCTTTAAAATCAATTCCATCACTCGAAAATCCATATGTATTTGTTTTTGATACAAATACATCAGATTCACCATTATTATCTTGCTGCGCGATTACTTGACCTCTAGTATTCAA